CTCTTAAACATCGTTGTCAACGTTTAATAAGTGCTCGTCCTAATAGGTGGCAAACTTCTTTTGAATGGCGTGTAATGATGGACATTCAAAGACAATTGCGAGGTAACGCCTATAGTTTCATTCTCTATCACCCAGGGAGAGGTCTTAACGAACTCATTCCTATGGACCCTGATAGAGTATTTCCCTACATTATTGATAAAAACGGATCTGTAAATTATATAAATGAAAATTCCCCGCCGCCTGATGTCGGAGATACACTTTGGTATCAGTACATTTCTTCAAATGGTTCGGTAATTGTTTTAAGTGATCGAGAAGTGATTCATTTAAAAGGGATGTCCACTAACGGTATTGTGGGCAAGCGCCTTATAAGTTTAATGCGGGAATCTGTTGGGTTGGCTTTAGCCACAGAGGAGCAGGGCGCTCGTTTGTTTTCAAACGGTGCTCAGATAGGCAAAGTTTTTACACATCCAGAAACTTTATCTGACGAAACGTATAAACGATTAAAGAATGAATTAAATGCCGCAACTGCTGGTGTGCATAACGCGCATAAGACATTAATACTTGAAGATGGGATGAAGGTAGAAAAAACTACGCTTACGATGGAAGAAGCAGAGTTTTTGGCTACTCGTCAATTTCAAGTTGAAGATATTTGTTCATTTATGGATGTACCGCTGATCCTTATTAATAGATCTGGTGATAAGAATCAAACCTATGCTTCTGCTGAACAAGTTATAAGTATATTTATTACCCACATGATGTCTCCCGAGTTTGTTAATTGGGAACAATGCTTGAATAAAGATCTGCTGTATGATTCTGAGCAATCGTCATATGAGTTTAAATTTAATTTTGATGAAATGCTTCGTGGTGATACTAAAGCCCGATCTGAATATTTATTGAAGCGTTTTCAAATGGGTAGTATGTCACCTGATGATGTTCGACAATATGAAGGTGAAAATCCTACCGGTACGCCTGAAGGTAAGAAGTATTATTTACAATCTGGTATGATGCCTATTGATATGGCAGGAAAGCAAGTTGTAAACCCTGTTAAGCAAGATATAAATGATAAAGAACCGATAGAGGGTGAAGAGAAATGAAAGGTTCTCCTGAAGTTATAGCGGCTTTGAATGAGTGTTTAAGACATTTTCATACAACTTTTGTTGTTTTTGTAATAAATGTATCTGTTGCTAAAAAATACGGATATGAGGAAATAGCCAAATCTTTTGAATATTTTTATAAAGAAAGTGCTGGAAATTGCAAAAAATTAATTGATAGGATTGTATATCTTGACGGTAATCCTTTTTTTGACGGTGTTGCAAATGAAATTGAATATAACGAAACTATAGAAGAAATGATTTTGGTTGGTAATGCTTCTGTATTAGAAGGAATTGCATATCTTTCTAGTTGTGTAGAGATATCGGCGCAATTTAAAGATTTTGGAACACGTAATTTAGTTGAAAATATGTTGGTTGAAGAAGAAAAGCATTTGGCTCATATTGAGGCCAAGATGATTCAATTTAGTGAGCGAGGTAAAGCATGAAACTTGACATTGAACGTAGAACTTATGATGCTGAACTTCGGGTTGATACTGCTGGATATGGTAAGAAGGCTCCGACTATTCGTGGATATGCGGCAAAGTTCAATACCTTGTCGCAGTCAATGCCTATTTATGATGAAGGTCGAATGATCGGTACTTTTCGTGAACAACTTGTTCCTGGTTGTTTTGCTTCTTCTTTAGCAACAAGCGACGTTCGGTGTCTTATCAATCATGACGCAAACCAAATTCTTGGTAGGAATATATCAGGAACATTACGGATGAAAGAAGATGAAACTGGATTGTTTTTTGAAAACGATCCACCTGAAACTTCTTATTCAAAAGATATTCAAGTATCCATGCAACGTGGCGATATTTCCCAATGTTCTTTTGGTTTTAAAGTGGCGTCTGGTGGTGACGAATGCCGTAAAGATCCTGATGTTCCAAATGGGTATATTCGTTCAATTCGCAAAATTGATCAAATGTTCGATGTTTCAGTTGTAACGTATCCGGCGTATCTTGATACAAATTGCGATATCGCCGTAAGAAGCATTATCACAAATATGAAAGTTGAAGAAGAATCTGTTAAAGCTGCTGTTAAAGAGCAAGAAGAAGCCGAGCGTCGGCATAAGGTTTATATCATGCGTAAGCGAATGGAGCTTGCGGGTTTAGGGGTATAAACCAAAACGGTAAATAGTATAGGAGAAGAAGATGGCTAAAGATTTGCGTGAATTGATGGAGAAGAGGACTAAGGCTGTTGCCGACGCTCGTATTCTGGTTGACAAGGCTGAAGAGGAAAAACGTAGCATGTCCTCCGAGGAAGAGCGTCAATGGGATGCTTACATGGAAGATGAAAAACGTTTCGGAAAAGAAATTGAGCGCGAAGTAAAACTTCAGGAAGCCGAGCGTCGCGCCGCTGAAACTGCCGTGAACAACACTGATGGCAAGGATAAACGGACTGTTCAGAGTCCTGATGTTGAATTGCGTAAACAGGCGTTTCGCACTCTTCTTGTCGAAGGCCCTATGGCTATGAGCGCTGAGGAAAAACGTGCTCTGAGTACTCAGAGTGATACCCAGGCCGGTTTCCTGAATGCTCCCCAGGAGTTTGTACAGACTCTTATTGAGCGTGTTCGTGACGATGTATTTATCGAGGGTGAATCAACCAAGTTCACCACCACCAATGCCAACGGTCTGGGCTTCCCGACCCTGGAAACATATCCCGGTCAGATCAAGATGATTTCCGAGATTGGTGAGTCCGAAGAAGAAACCGGTCTGACCTTCGGAAAGCGGGAGTTCAAGCCGCACCTTGCCAAGAAGCTGATCAAGATTTCCGATGCGATGCTTCGTGCTGATGGTATGAATGCTGAAGCGATTGCGATTGATGCAATTGCCTACATGATCGGCATTACCAAGGAATACATGTTCCTGCTCGGTACTGGCAATCAGGAACCTCTTGGGCTGTTCGTCGCGGATGCGAAAGGCATCCCGACAACCAGGGATTTCTCCACTGATATGACCACTACGAATTTTACCCCGGACGCTTTGAAGGGTGTGAAATACAATCTGAAGGGTCAGTACATGAAAACGGCAAAATGGTTGTTCCATCGTGACGGTGTTGCCAAAGTTGCCAAACTGAAAGACGGTGAAGGTCGGTATATCTTTGACACTGCAAATACTGTTGGCGCAATGGATATGTTGCTGAATCGTCCGATGCTCATGAGCGAGTATGTCCCCAATACATTTACCGCTGGTAAATATGTGGGCATGTTCGGTGATTTTTCCAAGTATTGGACCGTCAATTCCATGGCTCTGCGAATCAAACGTTTGATGGAATTGTTTGCCCGTACTTCTCAGGTTGGTATTCAATTTGAAGTCGAGTTTGATGGAATGCCGGTACTTCCTGAAGCATTCTGCCGTATTAAAACCGCTGCTTCTTAATAGCGGATGATTTGAATGTGATCTTGCCCCGGTAAAATGGGGCTTAATCAAAACATATTGAGGAGTAGTTTATGAAGAATTTGTCAAATACTGTGAAAGTCGATCAGGTGCTCGGGTATTTTGCCGCTGCTCAGACGACACGAAAAGGTAGCATTATTGATATGGCCGGATACGAAGGCTGTATGTTCATTTTCGAGTTCGGTACACTGCTTGAAACCGGTACAATTGCCTGTGATATTAACGGTGATGATGTGAACAATACCGCCGGTATGACAAAACTTGCCGGTGGCGCAACTCATACAGTCACGGCCACAACTGCGGCACTTACTCAGTCTGCCATTGTAGTTGATATTTATCAGCCTGAGCCGAGCAAACATCGTTATCTGGAGCCAATGATAACCCTTGGTGTTGCCAATACGTTGATTCTCGGAATTACCGCAATTCGCTATAACGGCAAGTTGAAACCTGAGTTGACGACCGGCTTGCTGGCTTCTTCGATTGCCTATAGTCCGGCTGCTGCATAAGCGATAATATCAATGATCAAAGGTGGCTGACACCACCTTTGATTTGAGGAGACGTAATATGGGTACAAGTGCAAAAGTGTACATGAAGCAGGGGGCTGAGGAATTGGTAGCTGCTTCTGGTGGTAAGATCGATGCTCAGTCAGGATCTATTATTACAGGCGTTGCCCTCAATCTACGGACTCGTGCAACGACCGCCGAGGTTAACGCTGGTCTGGCGCTTCTTCCCGCGCTGGCTGGATACAAGTATCGGATTACCGATCTGACAATGATCGCCATTGGTGGCAGCGCCGCTACCGCAACATCTGTTGACATCGTGACGACCCAGGCGGCAAGCGCCGCGCGGCCTTTTGTGGTTGCTGTAGCAGCTCTTACACAGAGCGCGGTGGTCAAGCCCGATAGTGCAAACGTGACGGTTCTTGCTGACGGTGCTTCCTTTATTGCCAATGACGAAAACAGTGGTGTTTATGTGGCAAAACAGGCTGCTGGTAGCAACTTGGCCACTGCTGCTCACATTGATGTTATTCTTTCATACGTGATCGAAAAAGCATAAAGGAGTTTCGGGCATGAAAACAATCAAAATGAAAAGTATCAGTTCCGGTCCTGAAGGAACGATGCATCCTAATGTGAAGTACACGTTGGATGAGAAAGAGGCAAAGGAACTGGTAGACGGTGGATATGCTGAATATGAAACAGCAATGATGCCGTCAAAGGTCGTTGAGAAAGCCGGTAAGTCTCCTGACGTAGATGCAATTAAAAAGGTTGCTGCTGAAGAAGCAAAGCCGGTTGTTCAACCTGTTTGGGGTAATAAATAATGTCAACGAGAATAGTACAAGGCAATTTACAGCCGTATTTTTATTTCACAATTCCTGGTGAAGATGATCTTACAGGAGCTGTAGTTACTTGTACTATGCTTGATATTGATGATACTGTTATTATTGATGCAAGCGCTGTTGGTTGCTATATAACAGATACTGAAGCTAGACAAGCTGAATACAGATGGCAAGAAGGTGATACCGATTTAAGTGGAATCTTTTCAATTTATTTTACCATTGCACCTGATGTTGTAGGTGTAGATCCTTTTGATACAGACGCTTTTCCGATTGAAATAATTGCAAACGGTTCAGATGAATTAGTTACAATTGAAGATGTTGAAAGACAAATTCGCTTTTCTTTAAGCAACCAATCCGAACATATTATTCAGCTTATTCAAGCTGTTCGTGAACAGGGTGAGTCTGTTACACGAAGAGCGTTGAAGCCTACAAATAAAATATTGACACTTGATGGATTCCCTTCAGGTAGAGGTATTATTGAAATACCAAACGCGCCTTTACGGTCAATAAGTAGTATAACATATTTTGACGGAAGTGGTATATTACAAACAATAGATCCTTCTTTATATAAAATAGGATCTGGGAATAATGTTTTCCCACAACAACCGTCAAGGGTAATGCCTGTTTATGGTGAAAGCTGGCCTTCTACTTTAGATGATGTTGATGTAGTTGCGATAAATTATGTTTGCGGTTATGGAACAATTTTAAATTCAGAATCTGTTTACGAAACAATTGAATTGCCGAAAGCCATTAAACAATGGATGTTGATTAATATTGCAAATCTTTATAACAATCCTGAAACAATTGTTGTCAGTAATGTAAATAAACAAAGCTTAGTTCAAATACCAATGATTGCAAGTAGTTTGATTGCTAATTATAAAATAGCTGGTTGGTAATATGCAGACAGGAAAGAAACGTCATCTTATTCGCATTGAGCAGCCGGTTTCCGTTAAAGATACTTCAAACGGCTCAGTAACCGTTACATGGCAATTGTTCAAGAATATGTGGGCAAGTATTGAAACCATGAGAAGCTATGAAAAACAGGCTTCACAAGCATCTTGGCCTGGAGCCGATGTTCGAATTGGAATTGACTATGTAGAAGGATTGTTGCCGACTTTCAGGGCAAAGAAAGGAAATGTAATTTACTCCATTTTAAATATTCAAAACGTTGATGAAATGAATAGGGATGTTTATTTGATTTGTCAAACTGGAGTCAAAGGTTCATGAGTAATTCGATATATACAATTCTTCAACCTATTTTTGGTGATGAAATTTATCCGATTATCTTTAAAGGTGATGTTAACAATCCTCCTAATCTGTACGCTGTATTTACACAAGTTGGGGGAACTTCTTTTAATACGCTAAAAAATACTGACGATTTAACACGTCAACGAATGCAAGTTTCTATTTATGGAACTGTTTACAATGACGTTAAATCAAAAGTATCTTATGTAAAAAATGCCATGAAAGCTGCAAACGCTGCTGCGTCTGCTGCTGTTGCAAGTAGAACAGATCCTTTAACAGCAACCGGTTCCTTGCCAAATTCACCTATTGGTGATGGTATTGATGATTATGAATCGGATACAGATAGATTTGTTAAACATTTAGAGTATTATTGCTGGTCACGGTGATTTTGTAACATGGGTTAGAATAAAATCTAACTCAATTATTTTAACCCACATTTGAGGGAGAAAAGATATGAGTGTAGCCGCTCAATTGGCCCAAGGTTCGACGCTGCATGTTGCTGGAAGTGCTGCTTCTGCCGAAGTTCTTACCGTCATTACCGTAGGAAATCCTACTATTTTGGCTATTACCGGTCACGCTGGTGTAGCAAATGGTGATGTTGTTACATTGGCTGGTTTTACCGGTGCGGATGCCGCATTGCTGAATGGTAAAACTCCTGTTGTTCATCATTATGCAACTGGTGGAACAAACGACACCTTTGCTATCGATATCAATACGGTTGGTAAAACAATTACTATTGATGCTGGCAATACTACCGCAACACCAACAGCATGGATTGAAGTTCTTGAAGTAAAAGGCATCAAGCCGTCTGCCGGTAGTTCCAGCGATATTGATTGCACTGATCTGAAATCTGAGGCGAAGGAATATCGTACCGGTTTGGCTGATAATGGTACGTTCTCAGCAGATATTCATATTCTTGAATCTGATGCCGGTCAAGCTGCTGTACTTGCTTCCTACCTTGCATCAACGGCGCTTTCTTACAAAGTTACTACTCCGGCTAAGACTCGTACTTTTACAGCTTCCTGTAAGAAGTTCCCGACCATTCCTGATCTGAATGTTGATGGTGTTCAGATTGGTACAATGGAGTTTAGGATTTCCGGTGCTGTAACCGTGGCGTAAATAGATAGTTATTTCTTGATACCGGTTTGAACTATTTCAAGCCGGTATTTTAACTTTTAAAGGAGAATGTTTATGGGCTTTTCGAGAGAAGATTTGCTTAATGAAACAAAACTTGAAACGGTTGTTGTTTCGGTTGGTAATGGTAGCGTTACAGTAAGTGAAATTTCCGGTCCTGATTATCTTGCGGCTTGCGAATATGCCAAAATGGATGACGGTGAAGCTGATGGTAATTTCAAGGTAAATATTCACAAACTCAATCCGGCCTTGCTTGCATATGGTATTGTTGATGATGAAGGAAATCGAATTTTTGTCGATGAAGATATTCCTCTGCTCGCAAGGCGCTCAATGAAGAAGTTTGAACCGGCCCTTATTG